TCAGCCTCTGCTAATCGTTTGAAATCCGGCATCGAAACCGAAGCAAAGAAAGATTGGTCAAACTCTGACAAGTTCAAATCTGCAATTATGGATATAGTTGCTGAGAACTTTGATAAGATCAAATCTGAGGTTGCTTTTACAGCTACTAAGGATGTAAAAGATATGAGCCTTACTAGTAATTTGACTGGTACTTCTCAGATCAGCTACGTACCTAACGCTATTATGCGTTCTTTCTTCAATCCGCATCTTTACGATGTTTTCCGCATCATCCCTACTGCTACAGGTAATGTTACTTTCCCTCGTGCAAGTGACACAGTTAGCGAAGGATCTTTTGGCGCACAAACAGAAGCAAACAGCAAAGCACAGATTGACTACAACATCACAATGGTAAACGTTGCAGTTCCTTTCATTGCTGGTTTTGCTAAGGTTAGCCGTCAAATGCTTCAGGATCTTCCTTTCTTACAAGCTTACCTTTCTCAGTCGCTTGTTGAAGATTGGAACAGAGCGGTTAACACTCGTTTCTTAAATACAATTGCTTCCGGTTCAACTGCCCTTTCTTCAGCTGCTACTGTTAATGCAGAGAAAATGATTGATGGTGTTGCACAACACGGCGCACTTGGTTTGGGTCAGCCTAACCTGATATTAACTACTCACGCATCTTGGGCTACTTTGATGAAGACTAAGCCAGGTGATTACAGTATTCCTGGTGGTGTTACAATCGGAGCAAACGGAGAAACTCGTATCGTTGGTGTACCTGTTGTTCCTCATTCTCAGGTTACTGGTTCACGTTTCTATGTTCTTAATACAGAGGCTTTCGGTATCGCTCAAGCTTCCGCTCTTAGCGTACGTAGCACAGAATTTGATGACAAAGATTTCCAAAAGAATCTTATCACTTACCGTGCAGAAGCTCGTATCGAACTTCTCAGTTTCCAGCCTAAAGCCGCTGTTTACGGTACTACCGGAACTGCTTAATCGGTGTTTGTTTAGAGTTGGTTTACAATTACAGGCCCTCCATTTTTGGGGGGCTTTTTGTATATTTGAGATATGAAAGCAATTTGTTTAAGCCTAGCAAGTAGAAATGACAGATGGGAGTTAGCTAAAAAACAGTTTATAGAACAGGATATAGAAGTCGAAAGATTTTTAGCTATTGAGAATGAAGATCGGTTTTTGTCTTTCAATTTATCACAACAGGCTATATTAAAAACCATTACAGAAAATACAATAGTATTTGAGGATGATGTTGTATTTATAAATAATATGTTGAAACATATTATAAATACTGCGCCGGATGGGTGGGATATGCTTTACTTAAGCGGTCACGTATTGATGCCATTAAAACACGTGCAAGATCATTGGTGGAGATGTAAGCATACACATACTACTCATACTGTAATTTATACACCTGTAGCAGCAAAATATATCTTAGAAAGATACGATCCTTATAAAAGCGGCATTTATGATGATTTTCTTTTACGTGAAATACAAGATAAATTAAAAGTATATATCTGCAAGCCATTTGTGACAACACAAAGGCCAGGTTATTCTGATTTATGGCAGACTGATACTGATTACGGAATACTTCACACACAAAGCAAATTATTATGAGCATAACACATATTACATTTAGTGATGAGAATATGTCAAAAAGTGCTATTTTATGCAGAGATAGCGCTTTAAAAAATGGTGCTCATATATCAATAATGTATAATAACTCCTGTTATTCTGATGAATTTAAACGGATGAATGAAGATGTACTTAACAAAGAAAGGGGAGCAGGTTATTGGATGTGGAAACCGTACATAATAGAAAAAAAACTAAGTCAGTTACCTGAAAATGATATATTGGTTTACACAGATGCTGGGGTAGAAATTGTAAATAATCTGCAAATAATAATACAACGATTAGATTCTGATTTTTGGCTTTTCGGAAATAATTACAAGCATTTAGATTGGTGCAAAATGAATGTAATGGATTTTGTTTTGCCAAATTGGGTGTTTAATTACAATGAAGATGCAAGGCAAGTGCAAGCATCTGTTATTATAATCAGAAATACATTATCAGCTAGATTATTTATTAGGGAATGGCTTAAATTATGCCAAATAAATGGTTTTATAGATGATAGCGAAAGCAATGTAGAAAACTATTTAGATTTTCAGGAACACAGGCACGATCAGGCTATTTTAACCTGTTTGTCATATAAATATGGGATAAAATTACATTGGTGGCCTGCACATTATAATGGAGGACAATTTATATACGATAAGCATATACAATTTAAAGATGATGATTACCCTGTAATATTTCATCATCACAGAAAACGAAATAACGAATGGTAACAGCATTAAGCATAGGCAACGGCGGATTAGGTAGGTTTGGCAATCAATTATGGACTATTGCAGGGGTAATAGGTATTGCAAAAGCTAACAATGTGGATTTTGGGTTTCCTAAATGGATAAATCAGGATAATGCTTTGTTTGGTGGTTTTGCAGATACAATGGACAGATTCTTTGTAAACAAATTGCCTATTATACCGGATGGAAGGCATTGGGGTACTTATAGCTATTTTTGGGGTTATAGGGATATTTCTTTACAAAAAGGAGATTGGAACATAGATGCACATTTGCAAAGCCCTAAATTCTTTGAGCATTGCATTGATGAAATAAGGCATTATTTTACAATGATTAATGAGCCTTATCAGAATGAATTTTGCGCTATTCACGTAAGGGCAGGTGATTATATTGATGATCCAAATGCATACCATCCTAGATGCTCAAAAGAATATTATCAGGAAGCTATTAAGCTAATGCCAAAAGGCACTAAATACATAGTTTTTAGCGATGATATAGAATTTGCAAAAGAAAGGGTAGGGATTGATGCTTTATACTTATCAGGTAATTACATAGACGATTTTAGGCTAATGAAAAGGTGCAAACATTTTATAATAGCAAATAGTAGTTTTTCTGCAATGGCGGCTATATTAGCTGACCATCCCGAAAAAATAGTAGTTGCGCCTCAGCGTTGGTTTGGCCCACACGTTGACATATCGGCAAAAGACATTTATCATCAAAATTGGATAATTATATGAACATTTTATGGTCAATACACCTTTATTTCCCAAGGCACGGAAGCGGTGCTGAAGCAATGGCACGAAATATTAATAGGTATTTAAAATCAGAAGGCCACGATATTAAAATACTTCTTCATCAAGCTAATCAGTATAAAATTACTGAAATGTATGAATATGAGGGTGTTGATGTGTTCCCTCCTGATGAATACATAATAGACAGGCTTTTTAATTGGGCAGATGTAGTGATTTCCCATTTAGATTACAATAAATGGACTAGTCACGCCTGTTCAATCTATAATAAACCATTTGTTCATATTGTACACAATGACACACCATATCCGTCCGTAATAGATTCACCAATACCTGTAAAAGTTATCTATAACTCAGAATGGTGCAAAAAATCATTGAATTACAAATGGCCTAGTATTGTATTCCCTCCTCCAATGAATGACTGGGTTAAAACAGATGATAAGGAAAGAGAGTATATTACATTAATAAATCTCAATCACAATAAGGGCAGTCTTTATTTTTATGCTTTGGCTAAAAGGCTGCCACAATATAAATTTTTAGGTGTAAAAGGAAGTTATGATGGGCAGCATATAGAAAATTTACCAAATGTCAAAATAATACCAAATACACCTGATATTAGGGAGGTATATAAAAAGACAAAGATTTTATTAGTCCCTAGCCATTACGAGAGCTGGGGTATGGTTGCCGGGGAAGCAATGATTAACGGCATACCTTTAATATATAATCCCACACCTGGATTACTTGAGAATGTAGCTGATGCAGGCATTTGCATAAATAGAAAGGATATTGAAAAATGGGCAGAGGAGGTTAATAAGTTAATGACAGATGCAACATATTACAAAAAATGGTCAACTAAGGGGTTAAAACGTGCAAAACAACATTCCCCTAAATGGGAAGAACTTGAGCAATTTATCTGTAAATAAAAAACCCACTTGTAGAAACAAGCGGGGAGTAAACATAAAACCTTAAACTAATGATGCACAAATGTAACTTTTTAAGTTGACAAATGAAAAAGTATACGGTCAACTATATTTTAATTTTACTTAAATGAACAACATTTACGAAATAAAGATTACGGATGGATCTGAGCCTGTAAGTCTTGAAACGGCAAAAGAATGGCTAAGAGTAACAACGGAAGATGATGATGCTATTATAACTGATCTTATTAACGTTGCAAGAAAGCGAATCGAGGCTTATACATTACGCTCATTAGTTGGCAAATCAATAATCCTAACAGGATATATTGAGGATAATTTTATGATTCCTTATGCGCCTATCTCACAGGTAACTGCGGTAAAATATTTAGACGGTCAAACAGTAGATACAGGCGTAAATGAATGGGAAACATTAGATCCTGATGAGTTTCAGGTTATAGGATACAATGACAAGCAATTTAGACCACATTTTCCGGCTACTTATGAAATTACTTACACAACTACTGCAAATGTAGATTTAGGGCTTAAAACTGATTTAAAGCGTGTTTTATTGTGGTTGTATGAAAACAGAGGTGATGATACAGATGAAATGCCTGTTGAGTTAATGAGTAATGCTAAAACTTTAAAGGTTTTAACATGGGTATAGGTGTTGCAAGAAAGGTGAAGATTGTAGTTGTGGGGCAATCTATTGGGGTCGATGGCCCTGATGTTACATCTGATGAGCTTGCCAATGTTTGGGCGCAAATAAATACAATAAGCCAGTCGAGGGGGTTTGATGCCGGCAAAGCTAATTACAAAACATCCTATGAGTTTTTAATCCGTTATGATTCTGCTTTGCTGATTGACATTAGATGTATGGTTGAATATAGCAACAGATTTTATTCGATTCAAAGTATTGAACGTGTGGATAGGGTAAGGGCAGAGAATAAGTTTGCAAGCCAATTGCAAAACAACCCGGAAGGCAAATATTGGCGAATTGTGGCAACTTCACAAGATATAGCGTAAATGGCTCAATTTACTTTTAAAGTAGAAGGTTTGAATAAGCTTAAGGCACGTATAAAAGAACTGCCAAAAGATGTGCAGGAAGAAGTTGTTGGCGAGATACAAGCTTGGGGAAACGAAGTAAATGCTGCACAATTAGCAAATATTAGCCAACAAAAAATACAGGATTTAGGAGCATTGCAGCAGAATACAAAAGCCGTTCCTAATCCTGATGGTGTTGAATTGATTAGTAATGTTTACTACGCACCATTTATAGAGTTTGGCACAGGCGCAAAAGTGAAGGTTCCTGCTGAGGTTGCTAGTTATGCAGCACGTTTCAGAGGCCAAAAAAGAGGCTCATTTGCACAGTTTGTAATAAAGATGAGGCAATGGCTTAAGCGGAAAGGTTATAATGAAAAGTTGGCATTTATTGCGGCTTTAAATAAAATAAAAAATGGCTCAGAGCCTCGGCCTTACTTTTTTGATCCGTATTTAAAGAAAAGAAGGCAATTGGTTGAAAGAGTAAAAAAGGTAATATCTGACATATGAAAGATCCGGTTAAATTTATAAAAGAAGCATATTTTAACGCATTGGATGGTGTTATAACATACAATGGCTCAACTATACCAGTTTATGATGAGGAGGCCGATGAAACAGGCGGGGATTACTATATTATCATCTCAACCATTACCGATGCTGATTTCCCAAATAAAGGAAAATTTATGAACGATGTGGAGGTGCTTATTGATGTGGTTAGTCAAAATAATTTTAGGGTTGACTTGGTAAAAACAATAGTTGACAGCATTACTGCAAAGGTCTTGAATGTCATTATACCTTCGGTTGGCAATACGTCATTATTAGGTAATGTGGATTTTCAGATAGTAGATGTAAGAAAAGCAGCAACACAACACATCCCTATAATTGACACAGGAACAAAAAAAATAGTTAGAAGGTTAACAAGATTTACACAATTAATAATAGAAAAATAAAATGGCACAAATTCAGGGAACATCTGTTTCTTTACAACTTAGGGAAAACGGAACAACAGGCGCTTATCTTAACGTAGTTTGTGAAACTACTTCAAGTTTGTCAGGTTCCGCATCTGTAAATACAGCCGTAACAAAATGCAATACCATTACAAGCGTTTCCGCTCCTACAGTTACTTTCGCTGTTGAAGGTGTTGCTGAAACTTCACCAACTTCTGGGCAGGTTAGTGTTGAAAATATGTTGGCTTGGTTTCAAGGTAATAGACTACTTGATATTTTATACGAAGATCCTGAAGGTAGCGGGACTAACTTTTATATTCAAGGAACTGGTTATATGACTGAATTTGGCATAACTTCGCCTGCAGAGGGTGCAGTTACATTTACTGCATCATTTCAGTTGACTGGATCTATTGACATAATTCCATAATATGAATATAAACAATAAAGAAGTAAGCCTCCGTTTCGGGATGCTTTCAGTAGAGATATTCTTAGGAGAGGCCGATAAAAATAACGGCCTTTCTTA